TAGGTACCTTTTTTATCTGGTGCGGATATACTGCTCAAGGCAGTCTTCAAGTGTCCTGTCTGTATCTGCAAATCCCACCTTCACCACCACATCACCGCATCTGTAGCAGTATGGATTTTTTATCTGCTCTACAAAGCTTTTGAATCTCTCCGCCCTTGGCAGTTCTGGATTCACCTCCACCGTCTTGATATCTACCAGTGATTCTCTATCTACAGTCCTTATATCCACAGTCCTCATTTCTTCTATAGTCATAGCCTCTGCCCTCCAGAATAAAGTGAAGATTCCTCTTCCTGACTCTGTAAGGACAGTCAGCGGTCATTTGACCGGAAAAAGGGTAAAAAAATAACGGCAGGACTGCCCTGCCGCTTATAATTCATCATCTTTATGATCCAGTAAAAAGTCCAAAGATACCAGATAAAACTTCGCCAGCTTAATCGCCACGCTCACCGGCATTTCTCTGGTTCCCTTTTCGTATCTCCGGTAAACCTCTCTTTGACACCCCAGGACATCAGCTATTTCTTGCTGTGTCAGCTCATGCTGTAACCTGAGTAGTTCAATATTCTCGTATTTCATAACATTCATCCTCAACTTTTTCCAAAACAAGGAGCCTTGGCTTCCGCCAAAGCTCCTTATTCTGTTCACCCATTAATATTTCATTCTTGTAACAATTCTGTAATGGGGTCAGGCACCCAATGCCTTATAAGTGCAAATCAGAAATGTATTAGCAATTAAGGAGTTGATGTAGTCTGAACAACAATTCCTTCAGCTGTAGACTGCTGTGCATTAGCTGTAGCTAAATCTTCTTTTGCCTGATTTACGTTTGCTTCAGCTGTAGCAACTACATCATCAGCATCGGTAAGGTTCTTTTCTGCCTTAGCCTCTTCTTTCTCAGCTGTTTCCAAAGCAGTAGATGCAGCTTTAATGTCTGTCTCTGCGCTAAGAACTGTGTTTGAAGCAATTGTTTTATCGTCCGCTAACTTATCATTAGCAGTTGTTTCAGTATTTGCTGCACCATTAGCTGTACCATCTACAGTACCGTAACGTTCCTTAACAAGTTGCTCTCTATCAAATTCAGCATCTTTCACAGCTTTATCTGCTTTTGCAATAAGAGCATCTTGTTCAGCCACAACAGCATCCTTTGAATCCTTTGCATCCTTTGTTGCTTCAGCTGCAGCATCGCAAGCATCCGTCTTTTCACTTAAATTACTCTGAGCTTTCTCAAATGTCGCAAGCTTAGTTTCTGCAGCTTCTTTAGCTACTTTTGTACTTGTATATGTATCTCCAAGTGTATTAATTGTAGCTTCTTTTGTTTCTCCTACAGTTTTAGCTTCTGCCGCAACAGCAGCTGCCTTATCATCATCATCTGCAGCATTGAAAGCTTGTAATAAATTACCTGTTACAAGATCTTCTGGTTTCTTACTTGTATCAAAGTCAGTACCACCAGCATTCAACTTATACCAACTATCCCAATTGGTTCCGGTTCTTGGGTCTGTACTTATTACTCCAGTATCAAATAATCCGATAACCGCATTTCTATAAGCCGTTTCAGCTGTTGCGGAATATGCAGTATTAAATGCAGCTGCAGCTGTTGCAAATCTTTCTATTGCTCTCTTAGCAGTACCTTCTGCCTGAGTGCCCTTTTCCTTAGCAATATTTGCAAGAGCTATTGTATCAACTGAACCATCACTATTAATAACAGAACCTGCACTCAGAAGAGCTGTTTTAGCCGCATTAAACGCTGTTGTCTTAGTGTTCTTATCTAAAGTAAGATTAGATTTGTGATTCTCTCTATTAGTTGCGATATTAGCAGCTAATGTTTCAGGATCCCCCCCCAGTAACGGAACTCTCAGCTACAACCGCTTTTACATCACCGCTTGCTGAAACGACTTCAAGAAGGCCTGCCAAATCACTAGTAGCACTAGCTAATGCTACTTCAGCTGTACCAGTATTATCGCCTTTATAAACTTTCTCTGCAGCTGCAATCGCTCTGTCTGCTTCAGCAACAGCTGCAGTTTTATTTGCATTTGCTGCAGTCACATTCTGCTGTGCAACTCTTATAGCTTCAGCAGCCTGAAGTCTCTTATCGCTTTGAGCAATCTGCTCATCAATCTTCTTTACTAAATCTTCAGCAGCACCCTTCTCGGCTTCAGCAGCAGTCTTAGCTTTTTTTGCTGCCTCTACTGCTACCTTAGCAGCCTGTAAAGCATCTTCTGCAGATGCATGTGCGTCGTCAGCTAAAATTTTTACACTATTAGCTGCGGTAAGTGCAGTCGTAGCCTGAGTAACAGCGCTCTGTGCTGCTGCTACAGCATCTGACTTATTAAATGCTGTAGGCGTTGTTTTAGCCCTATTTATTGCAATCTCAGCTTCATCAATAGCTGCCGTTGTCTTCGCTAACTCCTTAGTTGTAGCAGCATTTGAATTTGTAGCCCCTTTTGATACACTTGCTACAGTAGATGCTACAGCTGTATTAGTACCGCTAAGACCTGCAACATTAGCATCACTCAAAGCTTGCTTTGCTGCAGTATTATCTTTTGCTGCTTTTGTCAGCGCTTCTTGTGCTGACTTTGCAGCAGCCTCAGCTGATTTATACGCCTCCTCTGGGGTAGGAGTAGGCTCTGGATCCTTTTCAGGCTCTTTCTCAGGCTCTTTCTCAGGGGTAACTGGTGTAGGAGTAACCTGTTCTTCAGCTGGCTTTGGAGCAGGCTTAGAAGATCCACCGCCACCACCAGATGAAGATGATGATGATCCACCAGAAGAAGCAACAGCTACACCACCTGGAATAATCTTCTCAGCAGGGAATCCACCAAGAGTTCTGTGCTCCTTGATACCATTAGTAGCAAAGTGGTTGTAATAAGCAGCAATATCATCACCAAATGCTGCTACAAGATCTGGATATGCCTTCTTATAAGCATTAACATCAAAGTATGGATTGATTTTTCTGCCTTCTTTAATACCAAACTGTAAGAAATGGCTAAAGAGAGCATTAGCATCGTTGCCATAAACTGCAGCAACGTCAGGATTCATCTTAGCATAATACTCAGCATCGAAGAGCTGACGAAGTGCAGAGCTGCCAATTTCATCAGCAGAACCAGCACGTCCTTCTTTTTTACCAAATACATTGTAGTGTGTCTCAAGATCAGCAGGCTTTGTGCCGATAGCAGCAACTACATCTGGATTCTGCTGTGCATAATATGTAGCATCAAATGCAGCATAAGCAGGCACAGAAGTAGCAACGGTAGAAGCAGCAACGGCAAGTGCCATCATTTTTACCAGTTTCTTATTTCTTGTCATGTTTTTCGTTCCCTCCTCGTTTGAGTTTCTGTTACTAATCGACATGTTAGCAATAGTTAACCGAACATAAAATAGAGTTCACAATGTTCACATACTCTTTTCACAAATGTTGCTAAATCAACATTCGTTAATCTACAGATGTATATTTCTGTCCATTATTTCTCCATCAAAAAAAAAAGAGCTGCCCATGGACTTTTTCATCCATAAGCAGCTCACTTCATCTGTCATCTTCTGACACTATGTTATTTACTTTTCATCAACTCATTTACTCTGGCCTGCACTCTGTTGTAATCATATCCAGCCTCATGCAAGCGCTCTTTTCTTTCAGCTCCATTACCCCAGTATCCGTTTATTACCTCTTTGGCCAGCTGATCTATAGTCTTATGTTCCTTGCCATATCCATTAAAGCCACCTTTAATGATAATCTCTGGAAAGTCCTGATAGCAGATATCCATATCCACCCTGCCATTGATTCCGCTTACCACGCCATCTGAGGAATATTGCCACATACCGCACCTGCCTTCAAAGCTACACTGTTTTGCCCACTGAGCGCACCAGAAAGTATATCGCTCCCGCACAGATGCAGATATTATATTCTGAGCCACAGAGCTTGAAGTATAAAATCCCGCAAAATATCCTGCCCCTTCAAGCCTGTTGCAAAATGTCTTTATCAACCCATCGCAGAAGTCTCTGCCTGCTGAGAGCTGCTTCTTTTCTTCCAGATCAAAATAAATAGGCATATCAAAGGTCTTACCCTGGATAACTTTCAGACAAGCCTCTGCTTCCTGTTCTGCTTCTGCCAGACTATCAGCATAGCTGTACCAATAGGCTCCAATGTGAAGGCCTGCTGCCTTTGCTCTGCCATAGTTCTGTTCAAAATACTGATCCCTCTGTTTTGCTGAATTTCCGTATCCTGCTCTGATGATTACAAACTGGATCCCGGCAGCCTTTACTTTATTGAAATCTATATTCCCCTGCCATTTACTGACATCTATGCCCTTCATCATTGCTCCTCATCTCCCTTCTCTGCCTCATCATCCTTTTTATGAAGCTGCTGTAACACTGTCTTCAAACTCTCTGGTACCGGCAAGCCTAATCTGGTTCCATTTTCAATTAGAGATATGCCCTCATTGGAAATGTAGAAAAAGATAACCGCGGTCCTTAAGACCCCGGCCTCTCCTAAAACATGTATATCTAAAATATTGGCTATCCCTACCATTGCAAAGATTAGTACCTTCCTGCAAATCCCTTTGAATCCTACTGCACTGGATAGCTTCCTCTCAGTAATCGCAAGCATGATTCCGGTGATGTAATCAATGATTACGAATATCAGCAAGGCATATACCAGACCATCACAGCCTCCGATAAAATATCCCAGCCATCCACCTACTGCTGCAAATATCACCTGTATAATGTTCCAAAATTCTTTCATGGCACATCCTCCTTATGTTATTGATTCTGTCAGCGTGTATGTTATCTTCATAGTTTTATCCGCATTCTTGACCACAGCCTGAGACAGATTGCAGATTGTAGCCAGATATGGTGTGAACAGGAAATTATACCTGTACTCATTACCGTAAGAGCCGCCCCATCCAACCAAGAACTCCTTGTACTGGAAAAGAGGCGTGGCCAGGTTATTGTTCATCCTGGTGCCTCCAATAGTCTGCTCCACCCTGTCACTGACATCGATAATGAAATCATATCCAATGATCACATCACCAATCATCATGAGTCTTACTTCACAGCTTCCCGGTTTGCAGATTGACTTTGCCTCAGAAGTAAAGCCCAGGCTTAAAAGCGTGATATCTGTCGGATTAGCAATATTGATCTTATATACACCCTCATCGTCATAAGACAGTACATAGAGATATCCGTTTCTCAGCACTGCATTCCTCTGGGTATTTGGATAACTGGAATCCTCTCTAAAACTTCCTACCACTTTCAGATGTGCATTAGAAAGCGTCCAGCTTCCTTCCGTAAACGTCAGGTCAGACTTTTTGATCTTGATCCAGAGCATTGTGGCATTCCCTGAGGAATTTGCCTGATTCGCAAACCCATACCAATAACCATCGCCCCCATCTAAAAAGATTCCATACGGCGTATAACTTCCGTAGAACCTAAAGGTCGAACATTGCAACACTGTCGTATCTTCCAATGTCAGCGTCGTATCATCAAGTTTCTCATTCAGCCCCACATCAAAAATCGGGATCCTGTATTTCGTGATTGTCACCGTATTGCTTGCATAGGCGATGGAATATAAAAGCCCGTTCTCAAAGTCCACCTCAACCGCCCTGAACAACGTGTTCAGCCACGCTACCGATAGATCCAGAGAATTCTGTCTCAAAAGCAGAAGCGTCGTATCCACAGCTGCATCACTCCCGAACAGATTCGCACCGCCCTTCTTTGATGTCAGTCCGATGGCAGAAATAGTCCCGTTCCCCTGTGAAGGCGTAAACTCCCAGACAAACTTATATCCGTCCGAAAGAGCCATACTCTCCACAAGATTCATGCTTCCTCGCTTCACATTCCCCGTAGCATTTACATCGTTGCTCGCATATCCCACAGGCATATTTGATGACGGTGGATAGATATTCGCTGCCTGCTCCGTCAATGCACTTGGAAAAAGGATTAGACCTCCAATCATGTTCGGGCAGATTGGAAACATCTCATCGTTCCATTCCATCATCGTGTCATATTGCCCAGAGCACTTATAAAAAAGACCCATCGGGTTCATTCCCAACAGGTCATTCACGGCATTCGTGACCATATTTGTTTCGGAGACTGTCTCAACCGTCCCCGTATTAACATCTTCAAGCTCGACTGTAACATTTCCTGTATATCGTCTCATCGCATCCTCCCTATGAATTACTTCCGGCAACATCCACTTGCACCGCGAAGGCACCGATGGATGATCTACCGCTCTTTGTATCGGAATAGCTTCTCTTCACCAGCTCATCAATCTCCCACAGTGTACTCTCAGTAAATCCTACTCTCCTGAGCCTTCCTGCAAGAGTTCCAGTACCAATCTGGAATCTCTCAACATATTCCTCGACCTCAATCTTGCCATCCCATGCAGCATCAGCACCCATGCTCTGACCAGATATAGAAGCAATGCAAAATCCCGTGTCTACAGAAGCAGAACCACCGCTGCATCTCATATAAACATTGAAAGTGTTGGTGAAATTTGCCATCACATTTTCAATCGGATAATACAAAAGGATCGTGTGCCGCCCGCTGCACCAGTGTTCCTGAGGATAATGAATCGGGATCATCTGGTTGTTGAACTCAAAGGAAAAGATCACATCGGCATGACCTTCTTCCTGCCAACTCACCGGCAATGATACTGAAACCGTCTGCTCTTCTGTATTACCAATAACATCAGGATTTTCAGGATCCACAGGTTCTGGCTCATCCACCGCAACAGCCGGAATAACCACATCTCCTGCTGCCGTAGCCGTCCTTGTCACAGAATCTGCATCCACATCTACAATTACCTGTCCAAAGAACTGAGCATGATTATCCTCAGATGTGGCAAACTCTATGGAAATGATCTTTGTATCCTGATCTCTAACTGTGAAGGCTGAGGCATTTGTGAATGTATGAATTCCAATCTTCCCTGCCTCAATCTGGCTGAGCAGTCCTGAAATGTTCTTATCATTTTTACTTTTTGCCTGTGCCAGCCTCGGATTCTTACCGACACCCTTAAGCCTCTGCTTTCCATACAGATTCACCTGCATAGAAGTAATGGCACTGATCTGGTTCTCATCCGCCTGACCGCCTACAAATGTCAGCACATCCCCGATATCTAATGCAGGATTTCCAATAGTGTCTGAGTCAAATGGTACATAGTTGATGATAGAAATATCGTTAAGGATATTTTCACAAAGCTGCCGCCTTGTCTCATCTAATCCAAACTGTAACAATGGATTCACACCCAAATTCATGGTCAACCCATCATCAGGATCCAGATGATAATACTCAGCGATTTCTGTTCTCATGTTCGTAGAAGAAACCGCTGTGTATCTGGTTATGAAATCTGAAAAGCTTGAAGAAAACCTATGCCTTCCTGCCACGGTCATCACAGAAGTATTACCGTATTTTCTCAGTTCCAGCTGACCGCCACGATTTATACAAAAGAAACCTCCAAGCACCTGCCCCACGTAATAGAGCACATCCCTGTAGGTTTCTATGTCATTGTCTGTATAAATGGAAAGCCCTTCATTGCCATTTGGCATAGCCTCGATATCCGCCTGAGTCTGAGCAAACTCCACATGACAGGCTTCACAGCACAAATGGATAAAGTCATATGCTTTACCAACAGTTTCAAAGCCGTTGAAATCTTTCTCAAATCTCAGCATGAAATCATAAGCCTTGATTTCTAGGCATTTCACAGTACGGTTTGCTTCAGAAACTTCAAACACTCCCATAGGAACTGTTTCGTAAGTTCCGCCGGGAAGTCGCAAATGGTAGAAAAGCTCCACCAGGGCATCTTCCAGCGTATACCGGTCAATATCAGTCAGAAGGGTAATTCCCATTTCTGCCGCATACACCGTACCCAGCTCTATCTCAGCGGATCCACAGCACTGAGAGGAAATATATCCGCTTCCCTTCACTATGTCTTCTGGACCGAAATCATAAACCACACCATTTAGTGTCGTGATCTTACCTGTCCAGTAATAGCTTCTTGTGTTCTCCTGCACCGCCTGCAGGAATGCGCTCGATACAGGATACATTCAAACACCTTCTTCCTTAAAACTCTTTAAGCGAAAAGCTCACTGTCCACAATCCCTTATAGCTTGTATCCTTCTCAAGCTTTGCCTTGAAGCCCTCAACATACATCTGGGTTTGCTTCTGAGTAACAGTCTCAGGATCAAAATATAAAACCGTGATACTTTCCTGCTGCTTATATTCCGTCAGCTTCTTAAGCCAGACTTGTGTGACTGAAAAGGACACGGATATCTGCACAACCCCAGCTCTAACCACATCCCTCTGGATGGTTCCTGCTTCAGTCTCACCACCAGAATCCGCTTCCTTATCTTCCATTTCTACTTCATAAGAATCAGGCAGAGGAAGGTTTTCACCATCAAAATTCAGATATTGAATAAATGCCATAACATCACCTTCCTCCACTTCTTAGGTTCGCTCTCTGCTGAGCGTTTACAATTACTTCATCAAGCATAGTGCCGCCCAGGTAAACCGGAATTACGATATCACCGCCCTGGCTTCCTGTACCCGCCCCACTCACAGCTTCTCTTATAGCTGAAACTAACCCTGACAGATCAGCACTGCTCACTGTACCGCCGCCTGCCATAGCTGCCTGCATTCCATTTACCTGAGGGTTAATCACCATATCAGCCGACAGTGAATCCATAGCTTTTGTGACCATACCCTTGCTGTCCTCAATGCCTTTAGCCAATCCTTTCATAAAGTCAGGCATCCAGCTCTCATAATCTGTAAGAGGCCCTTCATCCGGCACTGAGAAATGGAGGAAGCTTCTGATTTTGTCTGCCACAGCCGACACTGCATCACCGACAGCACTGATACAAGATCTGATACCGTTTACGATACCCATGATCAAATCTTTGCCCCAGTTGAAAGCTTGAGACGCAAGACCTGTGATATGATCTCATACATTTCCAAAACCACTCTTCACAACACTAAACACATTACTCATAGCGTTTTTCACTGAAGAAGTCACATTATTCCACAGGTTTGTAACCGCAGATTTAATAGCATTTCCAACTGATACCACCGTGTTCTTTATGTTATTCCAGGCTGTAGTCACGGTGTTTTTTATAGCATTTACCGCTGTGGTAATGGCATTCTTAATTCCGTTCCATATCGTTGTAAAGAAACTTGATATCGCATTCCAGATGGTAGTAGCCGTAGTCTTTATTGCATTCCAAGCTGTAGACAAGAATGTACTGATCGCATTTACAACTGTCGTGAAGGTATTCTTGATTGCTGTCCAGATAGTCGTAAAGAAAGTCGATATAGCTGTCCACACTGTAGTAACTGTGGTCTTTATCGAATTCCATGCCGTGCTTAAGAATGTGCTGATAGCATTCACTACCGTAGTAAATGTATTTTTGATACCATCCCACAGCCCGGTGAAAAAGTTCTTTATGCCATTCCATACAGTCTCAGATGTAGACTTGATTGCCTCCCATGCCGCTGAAAAAAACTCTTTCAAGCCCTCCCAAACTGCAATAGCAATCTCTTTGATGTCATTCCACAGATCAATCCAAAACTGCCTGAACTCTTCATTTGTATTCCACAGATAAATGAATGCCGCCACCAAAGCTGCTATTGCAGCAATAATCAGCACAATAGGATTTGCCAGCATTGTGGCATTCAGCGCCATAAACGCTTTCTGCACTACCCCGATCACGCTTGCCAGCTTTGGAATGATAGTCATGATGGTACCCACGGCGCTCATGATTTTACCAATCACGATCAGCACCGGACCGATAGCCGCTGCCACCAGTGCAATGGTTATTATGACTTTCCTTGTACCTTCATCCATGGAATTGAGCCAGTCCACAAATTTCTGGATCCATCCCACGATAGTCCTGATAGCAGGCATCAGCATCTCACCAAAAGAGATTGCCAGCTCCTGTAGCTGTGACTTCAGAATTGTCAGCTGGCCTTCAAGGTTATCATTCATGGTAGCTGCCATATCTTCAGCACATCCATCACAATTCTCAATAGCAGAAGACAGCTTATTGATATCTCCTTCCCCGGCATTCATCAAAGCCAGGAATCCAGACATTGCATTCTTTCCTACCAAGCTCTCTGCTGCAGCTGCCTTCTCAGATTCAGATAACCCTGAAAAAGCCGTCCTGCAGTCAGCCAGGATATCAGACAATTCCCTCATGGAGCCATCAGCATTTGTAGTTGCAACCGTAACCTCTCCAATGGAAGAACCGCAGATTTTCACATCCCCTGACAGGTTATTCATGATAGTTCTCAGTGAAGTACCTGCCTGAGAACCTTTGATACCTGCATTGGCCATCAGACCAATCGCTTTTGCGGTATCCTCAGCAGAAAAGCCCAAAGCACCTGCGATAGGAGCACAGTACTTGAATGTCTCACCCATCATGGAGACATTCGTATTTGCGTTAGAGCTTGCAGCTGCAAGAATATCTGCAAAGTGCCCTGAGTCCTGAGCTGATAAACCAAAGGCAGTCAAAGCGTCCGTCACAATGTCAGAAGTAGTAGCCAGATCCTCACCTGAAGCAGCCGCCAGATTCATGACACCTTCAATACCAGAAAGCATATCCTCTGTTTTCCAGCCTGCCATTGCCATGTAGTTCATGGCTTCAGCTGCCTCAGAAGCTGAGAACTTTGTCTTACTTCCCATTTCACGGGCTTTTGCCTTTAGCTTGTCAAAGTCTTCCCCTGTTGCACCGGATACTGCTGCAACCTTGCTCATTGCAGAATCAAAATCAGCGGCAGTTTTCACCGCCGCTGTACCAAGAGCTGTAACACCTGCTGTCACCGGCAGGAACTTCTTTCCTACCTCAGTGACGTTATCGCCCATTGTTTTCAGTT